AATGTGCCACCAGAGCACGCCAAGTCTACGGTCATTACCACTAACTATGTGGTTTATAAAATTGTTACTAACCCTAACGCTAGAGTTATTATCGTTTCTAAGACTCAGGGAATGGCTAGAAAATTTCTTGGTGCCATTAAGACTCGACTTAGCCACCCAGCCTTTATTAAACTCCAGACCGCATTTGGTCCTAATGGTGGTTACAAGCAAGATGCGACCCAATGGTCAGCAGATATGATTTATCTAGGAACTGGACGTGATTCAGGTGAGAAGGACCCTACGGTCCAAGCCCTTGGATTTGGTTCCCAAATCTACGGCGCACGCGCTGACTTGATTATCCTAGACGATGTTGTGATGAACTCAAATGCCCACGAGTGGGAGAAGCAAATTGAATGGCTTCAGAAAGAAGTTATCACGCGCTTAGGGCGGCACGGAAAACTGCTAGTAGTAGGAACCCGTGTCGCACCTATAGACCTTTATAAAATGATTAGAGATGGCTCCCAATGGACTGGGGGTAAATCTCCATTTACTTACTTTGCACAACCAGCAGTTTTAGAATTTGATGAGAAGCCAGACAACTGGAAAACTCTTTGGGCTAAGACTGACCGAGCGGAAAGCGACATAGATGAAGTTGACGAGCAAGGGCTATATCCCAAGTGGGACGGACCCGCGCTCTTTACTCGAAGGTCTGAGGTTGCTCCGTCAGTCTGGGCTATGGTCTACCAACAAGAAGATGTTCAATCCGATTCCATCTTCTCTCCAACCTGCGTTGCAGGTAGCGTCAATGGAATGCGAAAGCGTGGACCACTCAAAGCAGGAACACCAGGTCATCCAAAGAACACAGACTCCACATACACAATTATCGGACTTGACCCTGCTATGGCGGGGGCAACGGGAGCAGTAGTAGTAAGTTACAATCGCTCTGATGGCAAGATATATGTTTTAGATTGTATCAATATGACTGACCCTTCTCCAGCCAAAATTCAAAATCTTATTGAAGACTGGGTTGAACGCTACAAGCCACAAGAAATACGAATTGAAATCAATGCTCATCAGAAGGCTTATGCCTTAGATGATGAGTTAAGAAAGTATTTAGCCTCTCACGGTTGCCAACTAAACTCACACTTTACTGGTAAAAACAAGTGGGATGTTGGATTCGGTGTTGCATCTATGGCGGCGCTCTTTGGCAATACCAGAGATGGTCGCTTCCAAGATAACAACCTAATTGAATTACCTAGCAATGAAGGCTCTGAAGGTCTTAAGACGCTAGTGCAAGAATTAATTACTTGGAAGCCTGATACTAAAAACCCTACTGACTGCGTTATGGCTCTCTGGTTTGCTGTTATTCGCTGCCGAGAGTTAATGCAATCTTCAAGCAAGGTTGGAAGATACCAAACAAATCGTTGGGCTACTAGAGCGCAGGTCGCTGGTCGTAGTGGAATTAATTTAGACGAAGCCTTTGCAGAGCAATGGGCTGAAACTTATAACTAAAAGGAGCAAGATATGGCAACAATGCGTAACTCAGCAGGAATCAATAAGGCTGGCGGAAGAAACGTAAATCCAGTTTACAAAGCAGTCAATACACTTACATCTTATATTGGAAATGTAGGACGAGAAATTCGTGACATTCCTACAGCAATTGGCACAGGACGTGCAGGAGAAATTGGAATGCAAGTAAAAGAAGCAGGTGCTGCTATCACTGCAAACCAGCGTGGTCGCGCAGTTCAACACGCTAAGGCAAATGGCGGATTTGAGTTTGGAACAAATATTAGAGGAACTAAATCTACAAACTTTAAAAAGCGATAATTTTTTAAACTTATAACTAGGGAGAAACAAATGGCTACAAATAATCCTAAATTTGGTCAAACAGACGCTCAAATGGCTAAAATTTTTGGTCTATCAGCATCTGAATTTCAAAAGGCTAAAAAACAAATTATTGCAGAAATAACTAAACCAAAAGTTCCTAAGGCTCCCAAGGCTATTGTAATCCCAAAACCAAAATTAAAAAAATAATTTTTCCCTTTAATCGTTAGGACAACAATGGCATTATCAATGGAGCAGGTAACCGCGAGAGTTGAATCTCTACGTTACCGTAATCACGAACGTGATGCCCGTAACCTTGACGTTCTTGCTGTTCGTAAAGGAAAAATCTCTGAGGTATATCCAAACTTCTTTCCAGAGGGCATAGACCAGAACGTAGTAGCCAACTTTATTGATGTGGTCGCACGCGACCTATCTGAAGTAATGGCTCCACTTCCTGCAATCAACTGCTCGGCTGCTAACTCAGTTAATGACCGTGCTCGCAGTTTTGCTGACAAGCGAACCCGTATTGCTTCTAACTATTTCCAACACTCAGACCTTTCGGTCAATATGTATCAAGGCGCTGACTGGTATGTAACATATGGTTTTATCCCATTTATTATTGAATTGGATGAAGAAAGCAAACTGCCACGCATCCGCATAGAAAATCCAATTGGGGCTTACCCAGAATTTGACCGCTATGGACGATGCGTTGCTTTTGCAAAACGATACTCAATGACACTAGGCGAATTGGTTACCCAGTTCCCAGAGTATGACAACGAATTACTAGGTGGCTACGGCTACAAGCAAGACTTAAATACCCAAGTTGAGATGATTCGTTACTACGATAAAGACCAATCAATAATTTATATTCCTTCTAAACAAAACCTTATCCTATCAAAGGCTTTAAACCCACTTGGTAAGATGATGGTTGTTGTTGCACGTAAACCATCTATTGATGATGAACTACGTGGACAGTTTGATGATGTTCTAGGTATTCAATTACTTCGCAACCGCTTTGCGTTGCTGGCAATGGAGGCTGCAGAGAAATCTGTTCAAGCGCCAATCGTATTGCCATCAGATGTTCAAGAACTACAACTAGGTGGAGATGCGGTTATCCGCACATCCAACCCAGCAGGTGTTCGCCGTGTAGAACTAACTCTACCTCAAGGCGCATTCACAGAACAAAACTTACTTAATCAAGAACTACGTGTTGGTGCTCGTTACCCTGAATCAAGAACAGGCAATGTTAATGCTTCAATCGTTACAGGACAAGGCGTGCAGGCTCTTATGGGTGCATTTGATACCCAAGTTAAATCTGCTCAAGCAATCTTTGCATCAGCACTACGCGATGTAATTAATATCTGTTTTGAAGTAGATGAAAAATTATTCCCAGGAGAAAAAACTATTCGTGGTGTTGACTCTGGTTCTCCTTACGAGGTAACTTATCTACCTTCTAAAGACATTAAAGGTGATTACTCATCTGATGTTCGTTACGGAATGCTTGCTGGTCTTAACCCAGCCCAGGGTCTTATCTTTATGCTTCAAGCACTAGGCGGCGGTTTAATCTCTAAGGATATGGCAATGCGTGAACTTCCATTTACAGTTAACGTAACCCAAGAACTTGAAAAGATTGAAACAGAAAAGATGCGTGATTCGCTTCTTAACTCTGTAAGTGCATTGACTCAAGCCATTCCTACAATGGCTGCACAAGGTCAAGATGTTTCCGACATCGTTCTAAAGATTGCTGAAGTAATCAAGGCTCGCCAAAAGGGACAAGCGTTAGAAGACGCTATAGGAGCAGCCTTTACGCCTAAGCAACAAGTTCCTCCTACTGGAACTGCTGCACCTATGGTAGAGCAAACGTCCCCTGCTCCCAGCACTGGTCCAGTAGGAGGCACTACTTCTCCAGAGGGCGCAGGTCCTGCACCACAAGAGATGGCTCCACAAGGTCGTCCAGATATTCAAAGCATTTTATCAAGCCTAACTAGCGCAGGTAATGCTAACGCAAGTGTGAGAACTATTAGCCGTCAATAAGAAAGTAGGGGACAATGACTACAATTATTGGCGTGCAATACGAAGACAGTTGTGTATTAGTAGCAGATAGCCTAGTAAGTGATGACAGTGGGCGACAATGGTCTCACCCAAATATGACAAAACTTAATAAACGCGGAGCATTTATAATTGGTGGTAGTGGTGAAGTTGCACCTTGTGACATAGCCCAGCATTTATGGAATCCACCAGCAATAACTCCAAAAGATAAAAAAGATATTTACCATTTTATGATTACAAAGGCTATGCCTTCTCTTCGGATTTGTCTTAAAGAGAATGGTTATAACTTTGATGAAGCACAAGATAAAGACTCAGGTCCAAGATTCCAATTTTTAATTGCTGTTAATGGTCAACTATTTGATGTTGATGAAGATTTGTCAGTAATGCGAAGTGGAGATGGATTTTACGGAGTAGGTTCTGGCGCACCAATTGCGCTAGGCGCATTGTATGCAGGAGCCGAACCACTTCAAGCAGTAGAGATTGCAACTAAATTAAGTATTTATTCAGCGGGTCCATTTCAGATGGAAACGCAATATTCTAAATAGGAGTTAAAATGGGTGGTAAGGGCAGCGGCGGTTACCGCGAGAAAGCATCACAGAATAATCCTATGAACATCTCTGCCACAGGCGGTAATGGACAAAGTGGAAAGAACTACACAGGCTTTGGATATTCAAAGAACAAAGAAATTAATGAGCAAAAAGGGGGAGCAAGAATGCAAGGACCAGTAGCACCTCCTGCAATGCCAGACATTCAAGCAGCACCAACATCGGTTGCACCAACTGGAACTCCATCAAGATTAATGAGTATGTCATCATTAGAAGAACTTGAACCAACAGGTTTACCAACATCAGATGGTGTTGACGTTGGTCGTGGTCGTGGTTCAGAGGCTTTGCCTAATAATTTTAATCCAGACTTTCGTCCTATGGAAAATGCAGAGTTAATTGCAAAATATTTACCTGACTTAATCAATGCTGCTCGTGTTGAAAACGCACCTGATTCATATAAAAGACTTGTGAATAAATTAAAAGGGATGCTTTAATGCAATGGCAAGAAAATACTTTCTTTGACCATTTAGATAAATTTGGTAATTCACTAGGTGCAGAAAACTTTGGCATTGCTTTTTGCTTGTCAACAGTAAACTGGGAATCAACCCAAGATAGAGATGCTTTTATTAAGTCATTGACTGGTATTGATGCAGCAAATGATTCTACATCTAATTTTAATCCAGGAAGCGTGGTGAAGTAGTGTCATTTTGGAGCGACTTCACAGACGAACTTAGCGGCATAGCCAAAGAAGTTGGGCGTGCGTTAATCCCTGGTATGGCATACAAAGAGGGTATTGCTAATGTTGCTAAAACTCCTGTAGGAAAATTTATTGGCAAAACAGTTTCTGGTATTGGCGAAGGCTTTAGTGCTGCTGGTCTTGATATTGTAAATCCAAATGCTGGTAGAACTGAAGGACTAGTTAAACTTGCAACAGGTAGAGCAATTGAACCAATTATTGCTACTAGTGGAGCGCAACTAACATCTCAGGCTCAAGCAGCAATGACAGATATTACAACTAATCTTGCCGCTAGAAAAGTAAAACAATATGACCCACTTCTTGTTATTGGGCAAGCGGCTGAAGAAAAAGTATTTAGTCCTTATGTAAAGCGACCAATCGCTGCTGCAGCCTTGGCTACTGACCCATCTAGCCCATTGTTTGACGCTGGCGTTTACGGCGAAGGTTTTCAATTCTCAGACTTACAGGCTGCTTACAATAGAACAGAAGATGTTTCACTTGGCGTAGCACTTACCAAGTCATATCTAAATCCTTGGCACCTTACTGGAATATCAGATGCCATCCTTGAAGATGGCGGAGTTGACATTGATAGAGTTAATCTTTGGGATGACAAAGATATTCAAAAGAATTTTGTTGATAATGTAACTGGCAAATATATGTCTGGCATTACAGATGCTCTTGTTGGCAATGCTGCAATATTTGCTGCAACCGCTGGAGCCGTAAAAGGTGCTGTAGCCGTAGGTGGCAAAGCAGGACTATCTACTACTCTAAAAAGCATTACAGACTTTGAAGCAAGAGTAAATGAAGATTTAATTGATGGAAAACAAACTGTTATTGGTAGCCAAGTAAGACGTATGGCTGCATCTAAAGATGTAAATGAAATAGCAGTTTTATTAAAAAAACATACAAACAATCCTCGTATGATAAATTTAATTAAAAATACTGAAAGCCCAGAATTAGTCCGTGATTTTATTCTTGCTGACAAGGGTTATGCTCCAGCATTAGCACGTATTGCTGAGGCTAAAATGTCTGATGACCTTTGGGTTTTAAATGACGCTGCTACAGAACTTCGAGCAGATTTTATATCTACTGGAAAACTTCGCACACATACATACGAACAACGTGAACGTATTGCTGCAGCCTTTGATGATTCTATTGCTAAGAATCCAAAGCATCAAGAAATCTATGATGCCTTCCTACAGGATAGAGCAGTCCTTGAAGTAACCCCTGCACTTGCTGCACGTGGAATTAAAGTAGGAGATATTGACTCAGTTCCTCGTATGTCTGGTAAATTGTATCAACCACCTGAGCCAATTCTTGGCAGTTCAATATATGCAAAAGTTAGTGGTCGCGTATCAGAACTTAAAACAGCAAACGTAACTGGCGACTTCTCAAATGTTGGTGGTTGGACTCAACAGATAATTGGCAGAAGCGAAGTTCCTACCGTCTTGCTTAAAATTGCAACAAGTCGTATGCCTCGTGGAATGGTAACTCACTCTGGTCTTCGACCAATGGATGCTATTGAAGAATTCAACGCCCACTTTGATGATTCACCATTGATGCGCCGAGGCACAAAAGAAATTAGAATTTCTCAAACTGAGTCTATGTCAGTTAC